AGACAATGCAACGATTGCTAGTGGTGAAAATGCTCTTGTAGCAGGACCATTTACACTTGCAGCTACGTTAACTGTCAACGGCACATTTACGGTGGTGTGATATGAGTAAATTATATGTAGATGAAATTCATGCCAAAACTTCTGGTGGTAATAAAGGTTTTGTAACACAAGTAGTATCTGAAACTAAAACTGATACACAGTCAATTACTGGCGCATATGTAGATGTTTTGTCAGCAACTATTACACCGTCTAATGCAAATTCTAAAATATTAATTCAAGTCACTGTTAATGGTAGTGCAAATGAAAGATACTCAGGAATAAAATTGTTTAGAGGGAGTACACAAATTGCCTTAGGCGATACAACTGGTTCAGTGTCCAGAGTGTTTATGTCAATTGATTCAAACCAAGATGAAGCAAACTCACCTTATCTTTTAAGAACAATGTCTGGCTCTTTTCTTGATACACCTTCAACTAGTAGTTCAGTAACTTACAAAATTCAAGCTGGAAATGACCATTCAGGTAGTACAGTTACGCATATAAATAAAATGCCAAATAACGATACACTCAATTTTAGTTTGCGTGGCATTACAACTTTAACGCTTACTGAAATTTCAGGATAGAGGAGGAAACAATGGCAAGTGAACTTGGAGTACAAACTATCCAACATACTAACGGCACAACTGCGGCTACTGTTACTTCTGATGGTAAATTAGGAGTTACAACGCTTGCACACACTAACGGTACTACAGCGGCTACGATTGATAGTTCTGGGCGTATTTTACAGCCAGCTAAACCAGCGTTTAATGTTTTTTACAATGGTGGTAGCTTTGAAATGGCCGCAAACACTATATTCCCACTCAACACGGCTAGAGTAAACGTAGGTAGTTATTTTAATCTTTCAACGTACAAATTTACTGCTCCTGTTTCTGGCACTTACTTCTTTAGCTTTAGGTCAATGACTAATGAACAAAACACGCGAATCATTCTTTATATTAATGGTTCAAGCGCGGAATACTTAGTTTATGAAGATGGGGGCGGTACAGACTGGCATCCAACACACGGTGACACAATAAGAACTTTGTCAGCTAATGACACTGTTAATATTTTTAACGCGACATCTTACACAGCCACTATGCACGGAAATGAGTACAATGCCTTTTGTGGCCACTTGATAGGATAGGAGATACAAATGACAAGTATATTAAAAGTAGATACTATCCAAAGTCCTAACACGAACGATGACATCACCCTTGATCCGAACGGCACGGGCGATGTGATTGTTGCGTCAGGTAACGTAGGCATCGGAACTACAACACCATCCAGTTACAACAGTGGTGCAGATGATTTAGTTCTATCCACCACAGGTTCAACTGGTATCACCATTGCCTCTGGCACAAGTAACAATGGTTCTTTGTTTTTTGCTGATGGTACTTCTGGTGCAGACCAATATCGCGGTTATGTCCAGTATGAGCAAAATAATAATGCTATGGCTTTTGGAACAAACGGTTTAGAACGCTTTAAAATAGATGGCAGCGGTAAATCGTATTTCTTTCAAGCGCCGCAAACTTCTGCTCAAGCTAATTTTTATTCAGTGTCAGAGTGGGGGATATCTGTTAGAAGGCCGAGTTCTGGTTCCGCTGGACATATAAGATTTGAAAATGGAAGCAGTTATGTTGGCGGCATCACAACATCAACTACAGCAACCCAATACAACACCTCATCAGACTACCGCCTTAAAGAAAACGTAACCTATGATTGGGACGCAACAACCCGCCTCAAGCAACTCAAGCCAGCACGTTTTAACTTTATTGCTGACGCAGATACCACAGTCGATGGCTTCTTAGCGCATGAGGCACAGGCAGTCGTACCAGAGGCCGTTACAGGCACACACAATGAAGTTGATGATGATGACAACCCTGTGTATCAGGGAATCGATCAGTCAAAGTTAGTACCTCTACTTGTAAAAACCATTCAAGAACTTGAGGCTCGTATCGCAGCACTGGAGGCTAAATAATGGCACTAACAAAGTTAAACAATCAGTCTCTTAGCGCAGTTACGGCGGCTGGTTTACCGGCTGGCTCTGTACTCCAAGTTGTTGAAGGTGCATATAATACACAAACGGATATTCCAAGCACATCTTACACTGATTCTGGTTTATCTGTATCAATAACCCCAACATCTACATCTAGCAAAATACTTGTAATCACAAACGTACATGCTTACATAAATGGAACAGGATTAATTGGTTTAAATGTTGTAAGAGGTTCAACTCAAATTGTAGAAGCATCAAAAGCACTGGGGTATCAAGATAATACTTCTCTTATGGTTGCTTTAACAAAACTAGATGAGCCTAGCACAACAAGCGCTACTACCTATAAAGTTCAAATGAAACATTATGCTCTTGGTGCTGGCTCTACACCTCGTATCAACCAACAAGATGGTGGATCAAGAATTACTCTTATGGAAATCGCTGGGTAATGAAGATGTCACTAGAGCCAGAACTTAAAGTCCAGATGGAACTAGACGCACATGAAAAAGAGTGTGCTATTAGATATGAAATGGTGAACAGTAAATTAGAGTCACTAGACAAAAGGATGTGGCGGTTAGAGGCTATGCTTATGCTATCAACAGCATCAGTAATAGCTGTAGCCGTTATGCTAATAACTAAACTATGACGCATGTGTTTCTCCTACTAGTATATCTGGGGACAGGGGAAACAAGAAAACTAACTAGCGGAGATATGTACTTTTATAATATTAACGATTGCCTCTACTTCGCCAGTCAGGTTTCTAAACAATACGGTAATTATAAATATAACGACTATGTAAATGCAAAGGATCGAGTGACAGCCTATTGTATTCCAAAATACATTAACACAGAAAATGTGAGGGTATACTAGAATGATCGACCCAGTGTCAGCTTTCGCCGCCTTATCTGCAGGGCATTCAGCAATTAAAAAAGGTATAGAGATGGGTCGTGACCTTTCTTCCATGAGCAATGCTGTTGCTCGTTATGCTCAAGGAGAAGCAGAACTTCAATTTGGTGCAGCCAGAAAAAAGAAATCTAAGTTTTCTTTAGCAGAAGACTCAGCTATCGAAAAGCATTTCCGTAAAGAAAAACTAGAAGATATGCGTAAAGAACTACGATCTATCTTTCAGCTATATGGAAAGCCAGGACAATGGGAAAGACTTCAGGCTGAGATTGCTAATGAACGTGCTGAAATAAAGAAAGCACTTGAAGCAGAAGCAAGAAAGAAAGATCTTATCCTAACTATTATATTATCCATTGTAATTGTTGGTGGAGGTGGTGGAGGCATCATTTGGTGGGTAATGTACCTACAAAAAATAGCAAGTGGAGGATAACATGTTTGAGGCATGGGTGTTGGTTTGTATTACAGGTACCATGAATTGTTTTATGGCACAAGATACAAGAGGCCCGTATAAAGAATTAAAACAATGTCAAGAGAGGACAATTGAAATGGGAAAAGATATTATTGAAGGTGTACCTTTTCATTATCCTGTACAAGGAAAGTGTATTAAAGCACGAGGAGAAGCAACATGATTCAAGCACTTATTGGGCCAGTAACAAGCCTACTAGATAAGTTTATTCCTGATGCAGATGAAAAGGCTAGGATTGCACACGAGCTTGCTACTATGGGTGAAAAACATGCCCAACAGTTAGCACTTGCTCAAATAGAAGTTAACAAGGCTGAAGCTGCTAGTGGTAGTGTTTTTAAAGGTGGGTGGAGACCAGCGGTTGGTTGGGTGTGTGCTTCTGCCTTTGCATATCATTTTGTTTTACAGCCCATACTGCTCTTTGTAGTGGCCCTAACAGGTACTCAACTACCTACCCTACCTGAGTTTGACATGAGCACCCTGTTGCCCGTTCTAGGGGGCATGTTGGGAATTGGTGGACTTAGGACATATGAAAAGCAAAAGAGGCTAACCAAATGAATTTAGATAAACTAAAAGAAGATTTGTTTATTGATGAGGGTTGTAAATATGAAATCTATATGGACCATCTTGGGTATCCAACTTTTGGTATTGGGCACCTTGTTTTGGTGGATGATGTGGAGTATGGACAACCTATCGGAACGCCTGTCTCAGAAGATAGAGTCAACGAATGTTTTGCTAGCGACATCAGCGTGGTGCTTGAAGAATGCGAAACGCTCTTCCCCAGTTTCGAAGTATTGCCCGATGAGGTCCAACTAATTATTGCTAATATGATGTTTAATATGGGAAGACCAAGGCTTAGTAAATTTAAAAACTTTATTGCAGCTGTAGCAATTAGTAATTGGAAAGAAGCTGCAAATCAAATGGTAGACAGCCGTTGGTATAATCAAGTACCAAATCGCGCTGAGCGACTTGTAACCAGGATGAAACAAGTACAATAGTATATACCCCTTATAGACAAAATTCTATTTAACAAAGAGGTAATAGTACTATGAGAAACGTAGAGTACGTTGGTCCATCCACACACATTTCTGAAGAGATTGATGCTATGAAGTATCGTCAAGAGGGCGAGTCCTTTGATGATAAAGTAAAACGAATGGCAGCAGCACTTAATGATACTGAGGAACATCAACTAGAGCTAGAAGATATTTTTGGAAATATGAGATTCCTACCAGCAGGTAGGGTTCAAAATGCAATGGGCAGTCGGCGTATTACTACTGCGTTTAACTGTTTTGTTTCAGGAATTATTGATGACAATATGAAGTCTATCATGAAACGTGCAGCAGAAGCAGCTGAAACAATGCGTAAAGGGGGTGGTATTGGGTACGATTTCTCTAGGCTCAGACCTCGTGGCGATCATATTAATTCTCTAGATTCTCAGTCCTCTGGTCCTGTTTCTTTCATGGGTATCTTTGATGCAGTGTGTCAAACAATTGCTTCGTCTGGTCACAGGCGTGGAGCACAAATGGGTGTCCTTAGGATTGACCATCCTGATATTCTTGATTTTATTAGGGCTAAACGCAACAGTGATAAGCTCACAGGTTTTAATATCTCAGTCGGGATTACAGATGCATTTATGGAAGCTCTGGATAGTGATACCGAGTACGATCTTGTCTTTGATGGTGTTGTGCGTGGGTCTTTATCGGCCTCAATGGTTTGGGACGAAATAATGAACTCGACATGGGATTGGGCAGAGCCTGGGGTTCTGTTTATTGACCGTATACAAGAGATGAATAACTTGTGGTACTGTGAGACTATTGAAGCCACTAACCCATGTGGTGAGCAACCGTTGCCTCCGCAAGGAGCATGTCTATTGGGTTCTTTTAACTTAGTAAAATACCTTGATGAAAGTGATGGTAATTATACATTTAACTTTACACAGTTTAAGAAAGATATCCCACATGTAGTACGTGCTATGGATAATATTATTGATCGTACTATTTACCCGCTTAAAGAGCAGTCTGATGAGGCTAAGGCTAAAAGACGTATGGGACTAGGTGTAACTGCGCTAGCTAACGCTGGTGAGCTTCTAGGGTACCCCTACGCTTCTCCTGAGTTTCTTAATTGGTCAGAAAAAGTATTTGCTTGTTTGAGAGATAATTGCTATCGGGCATCAGCACTTCTTGCAAAAGAAAAAGGTGCGTTCCCTATGTATCGTAAAGAGTATCTAAAGTCTAACTTTGTACGTACACTTCCAGCATCCGTTAAAAAGGAGATTAGAGAACATGGCATACGTAACAGCCACCTTACTAGCATTGCTCCTACTGGGACTATTAGTCTCGTGGCAGATAATGTTACTGGTGGGATAGAGCCAGTATTTAGTCACTATTATGATCGTACCATCCAAACATTTGAAGGACCTCGTGTAGAGCGTGTAGAAGATTACGCTTATGCAAGAGGGGTAGAAGGGAGGACATCATCTGATATTTCAGTTCAAGACCACTTAGCAGTATTGCTGTTGTCTCAACACTATGTTGACTCAGCGTGTTCTAAAACTTGTAATGTGGGAGATGATGTCTCATATGAGGAATTTAAACAAGTGTATGTTGATGCCTGGAAGGGCGGGGCGAAGGGATGCACTACGTTCAGGATCAGTGGAAAAAGATTTGGTATCTTCAACGAAACCTTGGAAGAGGAAGAGAAGGTACTTAGCGAGAATGAGGAAATGGTTGAAGAAGAGGGAAAGGTTGAGGCTTGCTTCATCGACCCGCTTACAGGCCAAAAGGAATGCTCATAACGACTAATTAACGGAGGAGTAATATGGCAGAAGAAACAATTTCTGTTACCGATATCGCATCGCAAGGGGTAATCATAGATACTCCTCCTGTTGCCTTAGCACCAAACGTATTTACAAATGTACGCAATGTTAGGTTTAAAGATGGTGCAGTTCGTAAAATTACTGGTGAGCTACTGCTTAATAATATTGTTGAAGATCTTGTACCTGCTAATGAAGCATTTGGACAAGTTAGGTACTTTGCAGTGTGGGAAAATCCCAACAAAGCACCACATGGTTGCTACTATATTTGGGTAGTAGACTATATACGTGCTGGTATTACAGTGGGTCAGAAGGTTTATATTCAAGATCATCTAGGCACAAAGAAAGATATCACACCCGCTAGTATGACAAACGGGTTTGCATTTACAACTTACGGTTGGCAACATACTTTGTTTAGTGGTGGTTTTGCTTTTATTTTAAATAACGGTATTGATAAACCACATTACATTCTTGATACTGCAGGTAACACAGATATTAATAATATAGTACTTGCAGAACTTCCTGGATGGGATAGCTATCAAGTTGAGCAACAAGTGTTTAATGATACATATTCAGCAGGTGCAATTACAGTATTTGATCTTGGACAAAAGGTAGACTTTTCTACTAATCAAATTCTTGTTACAGGAACAAATACTAAAACAGCACAGGCAGGTTCTCCTGCTGGTTCAGGTACAGTAAACGGGACTAACTTTGTTCCAGGAACACTTCCAGGATCTACACCTAGCGTGTCGGGTAATCATTTTCAGATTTATACAGACACATCTACTAACACTACAGTTATTGTAATTGGTGGTCTTTCTGTAGGAGATTCTGTAAAAGTAACAATTGAATCTAGAAACATTGTTGATGTTCGTGCTGGTATAGTGCAATCATTTGGTGATCTACTGGTTGCTGGTGATCTTACAGAAGTAGACTCAACTAATAATGCAAAAATTATTCGTAGACTTTCGGGTGTAGTGCGTACATCAGATGTTGCAGTTCCAGGGTCTGTTCCAAACAATTGGAACCCATTTGCAGCAGGTGTAAGTACAGCAGACGAATTTACTTTGTCTGAAACAAATGTTATTCAAGAAATGAAATCGTTGCAGGGTAATATGTACATTTATAGTACAGACAGTATTCACGTTATGCGTCTTACTGGTAATACCACTGCTCCTGTTTCGTTTGCCCCTAATACAGATGAGTATGGATGTCTTACTACAGGTGCCGTTGTAGAATATGATGGTAAACACTTTGTAGTGGGTGCTAATGATATTTACACATTTTCTGGAAATCCAGGAAACATTCAATCATTATCTGGTAAACGGGTTACTCAATACTTTTATAATAACCTTAATCCAATACATGAACGTCAACTGTTTACCCTTCAGAACCATCAAGAAGAAGAAATATGGGTATGTTATCCCACACTAAACTCAACTGGAGGCGAGTGCGATGAAGCTCTTATCTGGAATTACAGAGACAACACGTGGACTATTAGAGATCTTGATGCGGTTGCTGCAGGTGATGTTGGGCCTATTAAAGGGGGCGGTATCCCAACTGCGACTATTGCGGCTACTGGCAACAGTGGTAATGGAGGCTATACTAATCGCGGTAAAAGAGAGACTCAAGCAGTTACTATTAATGGTAAAACACCTAAGAAAACCATAGGTACTAAGGCTATTAAAACAGTTTCCGTTGGTACCTTTAGTAGCTTTACTACTGATGTGCTTGAGGTTGTAGACCTTACAGTCACAGGTGATACTGGTCCTAATACTGTTAACGCAGTAAGCACACTTACTTATCCGTCATCAGCAACATTTACTTATGATCGTAATAAAACTACACACCTTGATGGTGGTGCTAGTGCGATTATTAATGGTGATGCTAGTATTGGTAACGTTAGTTTTCCTGCAAGTGCTATTCTTGGCACTGATTATGCAGACGGTGCCACAATTACTATGACGCAGTTTGTTGCGGCTATTCGTGATTATATTAATAGCAATAATGCATTGGCAGATTTTACAGCTACTGCATCTACTAATGTTCTTACACTTACGTCTGACGTTCCTGGACCTCGTGCATTTAGTACTTCTACTTTTGCAGTGTCTGGTAGTGGTTCAACAACTAATATTTCACCTAACTCCACAACTACAGGCGTAGGTGTATACGGTATTACAGCGGCACTTAGCCCTGCTATTTCAATGACTATCACGGCACCAGCCGTAAGCGGAGTACAAGGTGCAATCAACGAGACAATTACTCTTACAAAGAATCTCACAGGTCAAACGGCGATTAGAGACGATATTGTGTCTAAACTATCTGCTCTTAACGTCTTTAGTGGTAGTTCTTCTGCTATCTATAGTGTTGCAGCTAATGGAAACAATGTAAGATTTACTTCGGTTAATGGTGGAAACCATAGTGCTTTAACAATTGCTTTTGCAACTGATTATCAAGGTACAGGCTATAGTGAAACAACCTTTGGTGGCAACCTCACTTCTTCAGTAAGTGTGGTTACTACAGGTGTTGATAATAGTATTCCACAACCAGTGCTCACAGTAACGTTTCCAGACGCCTCTACAAGCACTACAACACTTAGCGGCACCCAGACTAGGGCTACGGTTGTAACAGCTGTCAGTGGGCTTATAAACGCTAATAGCGGGTGGTCTACAACTACAGGTACAGGCCTTGTTACAGCTACAGCTGCAGCAGTCGGAATTGTAAACAATAACTTTACGGTTACAGTTGCTAGCACAGGTAGCTTACCTGCTGGGTTTAGTAACAGCACATTTACAGGTGCTCAAACAAGAGCAGGTCGGGCAGCGCATAGTACAACAGATCGTATTACTATTACGCCACCTGAAGGGAATCCTGTAACAATAAACTTTGATAGTACAACAGCATTCGATCCTGACTCTGGAAGTTCACCTACTAATGTAGAAGAAATTACAGCTACAGAAATTGCTACAGCTATTGAAGCTGCATGGACAGACACAACTTACTTTACCGTAAGTCGTTCTAACGAAGTGCTTACATTTACTAGCGCAGATAGAAAAAATGTAACAGGTTCTTTTGCTTATACTGTAACTCCAGGGGATTCAAGAACTGGCACACTAGTGTCGCCTTTAATTTCTAACTCAACAAGTAGTAATATTGCAGTAACCGAAGGTGTTAATCCTGTTTATGCTAAAATGACCAGGGTTACTATTACTATTAATACAACAAGTGGTAGTAGTGTAATCTTTGACAGGCATTATGGTGAAGGCCCAGGTAGACTTCTTGACCCCAACTTTACACCAGCGGCGAATGATAGTACGTATGGTGACACTAGTCACACTAATGCTACTGACTATCTTAATGCTTACTATGATCCTGATAAAACACAAAACGCTACTGAGTTGGCTAAACCTAACGGCACAGTTTCAACATTGCAAAGCGCATTGCTTGCAGCACTTGCTGAAATTAGTACTAATAATGCATTGATTGTAACGCCAGATAGTACATCTGCACCTACAACTATTGATATTAGTCCTAGCCAGTTTAGTTCAACAGCTAACTATGTAACTGCATTTAGTCCAGATACACAAGTTGTAGCAGCTAGTGTTGCCCCAACAACTACAAACCTTGTAGCTGTAGCTGAGGGTAATACTGTAGCAACAACTAATCCTACTCAAAGCACTACAGGTACATCTATTAGTACTACGTTTGATATTGTAAGGCCTTGGTCAAGCAATCAGACTAACCCTAATAAGTTGTTTCCTATTTTTGCAGAGAGTGGATACACATCTGGTACACTGTTTAATCGTATTAGATCAGCAGATCTAGGTTTTGATTTTGGTGGAACACCTTATATATCTTATGCCGAAAGAGAACAGCTGTCTATTACGCCAAACTTTGATACTGAAACATTAAGCAGTATTGCTTTGTGGGCAGATGGCGGGACAATCACAACTGTTGGTGGTGAGCCGCAACGTGCTACTCTACAGCTTAGAGCGAGGGCTACTAATAACCCTGGTGAGCTTGCATATTTAACTACGCCTGAAGATAATACACAGTCTGGTTCAAAAGCAAATAAGCTAACTGTAAATGATTTTATTGTAGCTAGTTCGTATAAAACCGATGTACGTACTACTGGAAGATTTCTTAATTACAGGGTTGATGATGCAGCTGCAGATACAAGCAGCGCTTACACAGGTAGTAATACTAAAGCATGGAATATATCAGGTATGCAATTAGGCATCTTAAAAGGAGGTGTTAAGTAATGGCAGTACAAAACCCGCCTATTACGGATCAACCTGCTCTTGATTTTACATTGCTTGAAGTAATTAAACTACTTAACGATCTTGAGCAACAAAATCTAAAGTTAATTAAAGACATTAAAGAGTCTACTAACTTTGCAGATTTACAAAACAAGGTAAGAGCAGAATGATAAAACTTATTGAGGACAATGACGTATTTGAAGCTATTCAGCTTATGAATAAGTCAACTAAGGAAAATACATATGGTGGATACGAAAGAAACGAAGCCATATGGATTTCCTTTTTCTTAAATATTGTAGCTAAACAAAAAGAAGGTAACCCACATTACTTAGCTATTGGTGAATATAAAGACAATAGACTTATAGGATTTCTTTTAGCCTCTACATATCAAAGCTACTATAATAACCAATACACTATGGACGTAAAAGATTGCATTGTAGATAGTGATAACAGCACTCCTTTTACTGTAACTAAACTATTTAATGCTATGCTAGAACATGTAAAGCATCATGGTGGGTTAAAATGGAGGGCTGACTCTATAAGAGCAGAAGGACACTCTCAAAATTATGTTGAATTACTAAAATTAAAATACGGTGCAGAGATCTACTACTCAGCACATGGTATTATAAAGGAGAATGTAAATGAGTAGTGGTGGCGGCGGTAGCACACAAACACAAGTTTCTGGTATTCCAGAAGAGTTTAAACCACAAGTAAAAGAAGGTCTTGATATTAATCTTGCTCGTCTTAGAGAAACACAAGCAGACCCCAATAGACTAGTGGCAGCTTTGAATGAGCCGCAACAACGTGCTCTTTCTTATCAACAACAATTGGGTGAGCAAGCTGTTCGTGGTACTGGTCTTTATGATACTCGTGCTGCAGAAGAACGTGCTCTTAAAAACCTTATGGGTTCTTCTCTTGGAATGGCCTCAGGTGCTGGATCGTTAGGGTCAGCACGTAGTCAAGCAGCAATGCAAGGTGCACTAGCAGATCGTGCTGGTAAATACCAATCAGATCGTCAAGCAATGGCTGGTATGGGTGTTGAACAAATCGGTCAAGCTGGTACGACATTCCAGCAACAAGCACAAAAAGAAGCTGAAGCTAAAGACACATCTCTTGCTAACTTCTTTGCTAATCTTGCAGGTGCTGGTACAGAAACTAAAACTACTAGTAGTGGAGGTAAGTAATGGCTGTTAGAGTTGCAACATCTGGTGATAAAGCTAGAAGAAATAATTTAAAATACAATACTGCTCCTCTAGCAGGAAGACCACAAGACCCTACATTAGAACAACAAGCAGCTGCTATAGCAAAAAAGAAAGCTATGGCAAAAGGTGAAGAGTTTGCAATGCCAATGTTTGAAAACGCTTTGGCTAAAATTAAAACTGCATTTTCTCCTGCATCTACAGCAACATCTGCTGCTCCAATTGCAGAAGGTGCAACAATGGCTGAAGTAGCTGCAGGTGCAGGTGGTAACGCTATTGGTACTGTTGGTACTGGACTAACCGAAGCTGCTGCTGCTAATGCTGCTTCAGGGGCTGCTGGATCAGGTATGATGGCTGGTCTTGGTGCTGCCGCGCCGTGGTTGCTTGGTGGTTATTTTGGTGGTAAAGCTCTTGGTTTATTTAATCGGGGTGGTTATGTTAACGGTCCGTTATCGTTATCTAAAGTTCGCTATAAAAAATCAGGTGGACCTGTCAATGAAGAGATCGAAGTATCCTATGGTGGACCTTTATCTAAAGGAGTTTAGTTATGTCAATACCCTATCAACCAACTTTTAAGTTGCAACCTAAAACAGGTTTTCGGTATTCTTCACAACCCTTTGTACCACCAACACAACCAATTAATGCACCCCCTCCTCTTGGACTAGACGGGAGTGGTGCTGCTCCTCCACCTGTTATGGGAGCACAACAAGGTCCTGCTTATGCTAATGACCCTTTTGGTGGTGGTGATAATCAGTTTCAAGCAAATTATAAACCTGCTGCTCAAAGCTTAGGGTACACACAGGGTACACAAAACCCAAT